CGGCGTGCCTGGCTGAACATAGGGATCCATCGCGGGGTGGAACGCCTTATACGCCACCGCCTCGAAATCGGCATACTTCGCTTTCGCCGCTTCCGTCCGCTGGCGGAACGTCCCGAACCGCTGGGCCATCACCTGCTGCTGCTGGGCCACGGCGTTCTCGCGGCGCCGGTCATAGGACGCCAACGCTCGCGCATGAGCCAAGTAGGGGTCGTCGGATTTGCCGATGAAGTCTTGGAGCGTGGGTTCGGGTTCGCCAAATCCGGGCGTCTGGATGGGGGCCGGCATGGTCTGGACTGGCGGCGCGGCCGGCATCTGGGCAGGCTTGCCCACGCGCTCAATCAGTTCCGCGCGGCGCCGAATCGTATAGGCCCGCTCGCTCTCGCCGTCTTGTCTCGCGATGTCCTGACCGAACTGTTCCTCCGCCGTCTTGAGACGCTTCGTCAGCGCGTCAATCTGCGCCAGATCATCTGGGGTGGCTTGCTGGCTCTTGGCCCGATGCCGCTTGAATCCGGGCTGATACTGGCCGCGCCCGTCTCGGCGCTGCTGGGGCTCTGGCGCCACCGGTTCGCCCACCGCATCCGCCACCGCCGCATCGGCCGCATGCTCAATCGCATCTGGACCGAAGCGATTGCGGTGATCCTCAATCGAAGTCGTCTGGACTTCCGGAATTTCCTCTGGGACGACGGCAGGTTCACTCATGCGGGCTCCTGGGGTGAGGCGGGCGGTTGCTGGGCGGCGGCTTGCTGCTGCTGAACCGCCGACTGCGCGGCCATGGCGGACTCATGCGCGTGCTCGAGCAGTTGGCCGGCGGTCGTGTGCTGCTGGTCGCTCAACTGACTGGCTGCATCGTGGGCGCTCGTGTGCAGCATCTGGGCGACCCCCACCTTCTCATCGAGGACGGCGGCAATCCGCTTCGTCTCGGCCTCAATCGACGCCTCGGCGGCCGATGCCTGAATCTTCTGCTGGGTCGCTTGGATCGTCGCCTGCACCTGCATCGCCGCGATCCTGAACCGCGTCTCATTATCGAGTTGGGCAATCTGCAAACGCGTCTGGCTGTCGAGCTGCTTCTCGGCCATGCCCGATTTCGCCTGCTGGACTTCCTGCTGCAACTGCTGGATCTGCGTCTGCGCCTGCTGCACCTGCGGATTTGGCGGCGCACTGCCCTGTTGCTCGGCCGCGATCATCTGCTGAATCGGCGGGGCCAGCATGGCCTTCGCCCGATCCGCGAGCTGCAGCCGATTCGGCGTATCGCCCGTCTTGAGATACAGATCCCCGAACCAGGTCATCAGCGACGGTTCAGCCTGAATCAACTCACCCAGCGCGGTATTCTCCTGCGTGCGACGGGACTCGGCCGAGCGCGTCACCTTCACAATCACGTTGAACTGCGCGTCCTTGGTGAGTTTCGCCACCTTCTGCGCCTGCTGCACCATCTGCTGTTTGGCCGGGTCTTGGCCGATCTGCATCTGCTGTTCTTCGCCTTCACCCGTCAGAATTCTGACGAGGCGGCCGGGTCGAATGCCATAGATGGGGTAGAGCTTGTTGTTGATGACCTGCCCCTCGTATTGCATCGACCTCGCGAGATTATCGAGGTAGTGGCTGCTCGACAGTTGCGCGTTCTGGATGACGGCATCAATCGCCTTACCAGACTTCGCACTCGGGGCCAGATTCGCCAAGCTCGCATCGGTCGCGTTCTTGAGCATCTGGTCGAACATGGCAATGGAATTCGCCATGGGGGCCAGATTGGGATCGAAACTAGCCCGCGCCGGAGCACGGAGTTCGCGCCCTTGATCGTCATAGGTGCGGATGGGAAGAAACGGCAGGGCTCGCGTGGCCGCGAGTTTCCACTGGTCCTCATAACCATCAATGGCATCAGGATCGACCGTGACTGGCGAGATGGGCGTCAACCCCACCTGCTCCACCAGTTTCGACGTCATGTAGTTGAGCGCCATCTGCGGGTCACGGGCCGGCCGAATCACCCCATTGGCGCGACGCTGCTCGTCGTAGGGCAACACCTCATCGCCCAAGACCTTGATGATGGGCATGTCCGGTCCGCTCTCGGTCGTCTGCTCGAGCGTGATTGATCCGCCCGCGCACTTGCAGAACTCGATCGTCTTATCGATGACTCTGCGCGTATCAATAAAGACCGTGCCTTCCGGCGCGTACTGCGCGGCCTCTTGTGGTGTGACATCCTCAGGGGAAGGCCCAACCCAGAACGTCTGTCCTGCGCCGGTGATGCCGAGCATCTTGGGCTGATACTTCGTCTCCCAATAGTCCACAATACGAATTGATCGGTTGTCGCCCTCCTGCTTGTACCACTCCGGATAGGCTTCCGTCAGGCCCATGAACTCGTCGTCAGACATCCCGGCAAAGGATTTCCACTTCTTGCCGTCCACGTCCTGCCCGTACTCGGCTTCAAACCGATCACAAGACATCCATGTCCCCATGAACTCCCAATCGGCATCGGAGCCGTCTGGCATCGTATGGGTCGGATCGAGCTTCACTGCTTCCTGATTGAAAATGCGGTCGATGTAGACTTCTTGGTCCCACGTCTTTCCGGGCAAGAATCTGGTGCGGACGATGTAGTACCCGCGGCCCGAAATCACCGCCCGCTTATAGGCCCATGTCCGGGCATCCGCCGCATGGGACGCCCGCTGAATCCGCCGCATGAGCCCTTCCCGGAGCGTGATCTCTTCGTCATCCGGCGTGATGCCCAGATCTCCAAAGTCCTCGGCCGGCGTGAGCTCAATCCCGATGTCGGCTTGCCGCTCCTGGTTGAGGATCTGTCGGACGGGTTCCTTGACCTTGTCGATGACGAGCGTCGGACGGGCTGGGACCGCCGGCATCCCATTGACCGGCTGCTGACCTTGACGCGCCAGCCGAATCGTCTCCGGCCACTGCTGCCCATCCTCAAAGGCGATGTCCTCCAACTCGCGCTCGCATTGCTGCGATTCGCTGTCATTGGCGAACTTCCACCGCTCACGTAACTTCTTGAAGAAGTCGCTATCGCGGGGCAGGCGGGGAACCTTGGGCGCGTCGGCCACTAGCGGGACTTCTTCGGATGTAAGTACCCGCCGAGATTGGCATGGGGATGCTTGACGTGCGCCGGCTTACCCTTCATCGAGCCCGCGGCGAAGTCGTGCATCTGCTGGTGGGTCATCGACCCGCGAATCTTGCGGGCCATCTGGAAGGACGCGCCATGTTCGGCGGCACCCATCAGACGTTGCTGTGCGCGTGATTTGCTCGGCATAATTCGCTCCTACTGCATCCCCCACGCCATCTCACCGCGGGTGGGCATCACTGTAACATCGTCCGTCAACTTCCTGACGCGGGCTTTGACCGGCTGGGCAAACGTCAGCGCCAGCGCATCGGCATCATCCGGGCTATCCAGTCCCCTCGCCTTCATGTCCGCTTTGGCTTCCAGCCAGATGCGCTGCTGGTTCTCCGGCCGCAACCCTGGCCCCGTCAGATCGGCCTCCAGCTGCGGGTCTTTGTCGATCGCGCCCGTGATCAGCCACTGCTTCATCGCCTGCCACATGTGATCCCGCATGAACCGGCACTGGGGATCAGGCGAATGGGCCCCAAAGTTCACGTCGATGACGTTCTTGAACCCCAAGGATCGTAACCGCGACCCAATCGGGCCCGCAATGCCAGCCGCGTCGAGGAACAAGGTATGCACCCGCTGGCCTCCCCATTCGCGACTCAGGACATCGGCAAGTCGGTTGGTGAGGACGGACGGGTCTCGGGTGAACTCGCCCCTAATCCGAATCGGAGGAACACTGCGGGCATCCGCCCCGCGGCGGAAGCGTATGACGTTATCGTCCTCACCCCCCCAGGCGAGATCTGCGCCTGCCAGTAACGCTTCGTCGGGAAGCACGGCCACCTGACGAGTCTGAGCCTGGAGGACCCGTTCCTGGTCAATGAACTGAGCATCCGATGCGCGCGGCGGCAACCCGCGCACCCGCACGCGGACAAAATCGGAATCTTCGCCATAGTCCTGAATCCACTCGGCAATCTGCTGCTTATTCGTGAACCGTGACTCTCGGCTGTCAATGATGCGCGTGCGCCAGCGGGTGCGCTCGGCGCCGAACGTGACGCGGTGAAACTTGCCGGTGGACCGGGTGCAGTTGCCCTGCAGGAAGATCATCGGCTCGCCGTCCGTCAAGCCGCCTTCGGCCACATCGAAGATCTTGTCAGGGATGGCGCTGGCTTCGTCAAACGCATAGAAGCTCGTGCTATCAGCCGCGTGCTGCCCGGCGAAGGCTTCC